TTGAGATTTTCAAAACGCTTGCTGATTTCGTCAATGATTTCTTGGTCGCTATTTGACCGGATGACTTCTTCCCAAACTTCACCCGTCCAACGTAACATGATTGTCTGTCCTTCGTGTTCCGGATTCTGTTTGAACCATATATCATTGATACCGACTTTTCCGACGTGCGTTTTTGTTGGGTCGTTCGCACCGTACCAGTTTTTGTTCAAGCCGTCAGCACTTGGCAAAAAGTCCGGCAAGTTTTTAATCAAGCCGTTAAAACTAGATGAAATCAATTCATCTGCTTTCTGACTTGCGATATTTTGGATTTTAGCTTCGTTACTTTCTGAAATCCTATCGCCAAGTTTAATGTCGCTTGATTCATTATTCAAGCGGTTAAACGTGATTTCAAAAATACGGGTATCATAGTCTAGCTTCTTATCGTGTCGTACTACTCGGATCGTGTCGCCGATATTGACATCTTTCAAGTAAACCGTTGACGTTTTCAAGGTCAACTGTGGTCTTGAAGCATTGACTAATTGTTCATACGTTCGACGAATTAGAACGTTAGCATCTTCTTCTTCCTGGAAGACTACAAAGCCAATTTTGGCTCGCATCGTTCCGTCAGCGTTCTTGATGCCGTATTTTTTAGTCATTTCCGGAAGTTCGACATATTTCTGCCCTTTTGGCTTGTCAACTGGTGCGCCTTTGGATTTCTCCCAAACGACATTCTCAAAATTCAATCTGCGCCCGTATCCAGCTTGTCCGCCTTCGTTGTTCGATGCGCTGACTTCCTCGCCTTTGCCTCGTCCAATTAGAGCAGTAAATAGGTTTGTACGCTCGACTTCTTGCAAGATTTGAAGCGCATTGTGTCCGTAAACGACACGCTTTCCAGTCGCTTCACCGATGCGTTTTTTGAAATCAATATAGCGTGCGCCAATTTTGTTTCCGTTCATTTCAACGAAAAACTGCATCTCTAAATTCCAAACGTCGCAGACCTTTTTCAAGGCTTCAAACGTTGAAATATAGTAGAAATTAGTTGAACGTTGACTTGTTTCACTAACAAATCTAGCTTGCCAGTTAGTACCAGCAAGCAATTCGTTAATGACAGGTCTAGCAAATGTATTTTGCGGTCGTTTGTCTAAAACAACGGATTTTCTTAATTCTTCAATTCCGGATTGTACGCCGATTAAGGTTGTAAGTTTTTCTGAAAACTTTTGCGCAATGTAGAAAAAGTGGAATTTGTGCGCATCTTCGATTGACTGAATAGCCATGTATTCCACTTGTTCCAATTCTTGCGCCGTCAAATCTAACATTTCAACGGTCAAACGGTCTGAAACATATCTGTCAGTAGTCAACGTGAATTTTTGGAGGGCGGACTTGATAGCATCTTTTTTGACTAGCTTTATAAGTCGCTCGTCTTTATCGAATAAGTAAATCATCGCCGTTCATCCCTCCATTTCACTTCTTTTACTCGTGCATTCGTAGCTGAAATGGTATCACGATTTCTGACCTTGAAATTTTCTAGATCACTAAACAAATCAAGTTCACTCAGAATGCTCCGGCCTTTATACATCACTTTTACTTCGTTTGTTTCAAACAAGATTGTAATGTCTTGATTGGCATCATAAGCGCCAGTAAACGAAATTGTTTGCCGTCCATTTGTAATTCTGACAACGTTCGTTGTTTTAGTCGTTGTTATAACTATTTTTTCCGGCGTAACTTCAAAAGCACCGGTCAATTCAATCTGTCCGACTGAATCTTTCAACCGTGATTTCTTGTAGCCGTCCGGAACTAACAAAGAGAAACGGCTGACAATGCTTTTTGAGTTTTCCTCAAAGTTATCAGCGCCGTTAAAAATTGCAAAATAAGTGAAATTCGGTTCATCCTTGAATGTTACTTCAAGCAAGTTTGAACTGTTTGTCGTTCGCAAAAACAAGTTTAGCTTGTCGAATTTTTCCCGTAGTTCTTCGCTTGTTGAGGCTTCTAGCTGGTATTTAATTTCAAGAACCCTTGAAGGCTCTGAAATTTCTTCAATCCAAACACCACGACGGCCGGCGATAGAAGTCGTTTTGACCTCACGGCCAATCAAACCTCTACCCGATACCGATAATTGTCGATACCCTTCCACGATCTCGTTTACGGGCGTTCCGTTTATACTCATGTTATCGCTAGGCGTAGTCGCCACGATGTCATTATGTTTTTCTAGTTTTGAATATCCATACATGGTTTTCTGCCTTTCTAGTAACTTGCTAAAGTCAATTCCATTTCTTGAGCGCTTGTGATATCTTCAGTAAATGCTCTATACGTCGTGTTACCCATTTTAAGAACGATGTCCGCAGATTGTTGTCCAACCGTGATTGTACCGCCGTTAAAATCTACTGAAGTATCATAGCCAGTCAAACGTCCTAATTGGCCGTCTACGGCGTTTAATTCGCCTTGTAATGTTCCGGCCAGGTCTTTTCCGGTAAACGCATCAATCGCCCTTTGAGCCATGTTTCCGACTGTTTTCATGACTGCGCCGGCTCGGTTGTTAACCCCGATGATGAAACCTTCGTCTGTGTATTCACCAAATTGACGGAAAACCCTTGAAGGCGAATGAATACCGAGCAAACCTTTTGCCCAGTCGATAGCACCTTGGACTGCTCCACCTACTGCATCAATCAAAGCGCCTGCAGCGTTTTTGACACCGTCGACAAATCCTAAAATAAGATTTTTCCCGACGTTGTAAGCATTGCTGATGAAATCCCTTGCTCCCGCCACTGCATTTCTGAATCCGGTTTTAACCGCTTCTACAATACGAGTTCCAGCATTCGTTACCGTGCTGACTACGTTATTCCAACCGTTTAAGATTGTATTTTTGATATTCTCAATAGCATTTGATACTGTTGACTTGACGTTTTCCCAAGCATTCAAGATGCTTGACTTGATATTTTCTAAAACGCCTTTCAAATAAGCCACGATAGCGTTCCAAACATTGATAATTGTCTGTTTTGCCGTTTCAATAGCGTTTGAAATGATTGTCTTGATGTTTTCCCAAACAGTTGAAATTGTCGTTTTGATCGCTTCCCAAATTGTTGACAGAAATTCTGAGATGCCATTCCAAATGTTTTCCCATGTTTCTTTAATGGTTGTAAGTGTGTTTTGAATAAACTCTAAAACTGCATTAATAGCAATTTGAACAATAGATTTGATGCCTTCCCAAAGAGTATTGGCAATTTCTTTGATCGTTTCCCATGCACCCGACCAGTCGCCGTTTATCAACTGCATAACTAACTTGATAATTCCAAGAATGATATTTAATGCAGTTTCGATGACAACTTTCAAGATGTCCCATGCAACCGATACAACCGATACGATATTGTTCCATGTCGCTTCGATAAACGGTGCTAAGAAATTAGTTACTGTTTCAACTACTGATTTAATAGCATTCCAAACAGTCGTAGCCGTTTGCTCAAATAAAGCGTGGTTTTCGTTCCACCAAGAAATTAACGTACCAAAAATATCTTGAACAAAGCTGACTGCTTCTTGAATAGCACTTGTGATTGCAGTTTTAACGGCTTCAAATGCTGAATTGACTTTATTTCTAAATTCTTCACTCGTGTTATATACACCGACTAAAATAGCAATCACACTTGCTATCACTGCGACGACAGCAAGGAATGGTGCGCCCAAAGATGAAACAATTCCCACAATTTTGGCAAACGTGACACTTAATGCACTACCGCCCGAATTAAGCAAGGTAAACCATGCTGAAACTTTGGAAACTGCGCCAGCTATTAAGCTGATAGCACCTACAAACTTGCTGACAATAGAAACAACCCCGCCAATAGCAATTAAAGCAGGGCCAGCTGATACCGCAATAAGTCCTGCCCATTTCTGCCACGGTTCAAGTGGTAAGTTATCCCAAATCGTTTTTAAAACACGAACCACGTTGTCTTTAAATGTCAAAACCGTGTCTTTCAAGTCTTCCATTAAGCCTTCAATGTCCGCTTCGCCGTTACCAAGTCCGGCGACAAGGTTTTCAAACGATGCTTTCATCGATTGGAAAGAACCCGCAACGGTTTCGCTTGCTTCTTTGGCCGTCGTTCCAGTGATTCCGAGTTTGTCTTGCGTGATTCCGATTGCTTCAATCAACGTATGGAATGGAATATCTTTCACGTTTTCTGCGGTTGCAGTAAAAGCACCGTTTAAAACTCCGGATTCATTAACAAGCCTTGCCATTTCGCTAGCAGTCCCGCCATAGCCTAATTTCAAATTGTCCAAAAGTGTGAAGTTGTCTTTAGCAAAACCTTGATAAGCATCTTGAATAGAACGCATATCAGTTCCCATTTTATTGGCGTTATCTGCCATTTGAACGAGTGCTTTATCAGCGTATTGTGCAGCCTTTTCTGTATCTCCGCCCAAACCTTGAAGCAAGGTAGCAGAAAACGAAGTCACTTGTTGCATATACTGATTTGCACTTACGCCGGCGGTTTTAAAAGCCTTGTTTGCGTTAGAAATAACGCTTGCGCCTTTTTCTTCCATTGTGTCGTATAGCGCTTGCGCTTCTTTTGCCGTGATATTGTACTTTTTGGCAAGTTGGATTGCGCTTGTTCCGTTGTCTTTGAATAGCGTTTCAACCCCGCCTAGACTTTGTTCTAGATCAGCATAAGATTTTACAATCTTTGTAATTCCAGCGACTGTCGGGGCGGTTAAAGTAGCAGTCAATCCGGCGCCTAATTTCGTAGCTGATGCGCCAAAAGATGCAAGACTTTCGCTTACTTTGTCAAGGCTTGCCGATGCTTGTGATTTCAAATTTTGAATAGACATTTGCGCTTCTTTCAAGCCACTAGAAAAATCCGTAACATTGGCTTTTAAAACGGCGGTAACGTCAAAATTTGCTCCCATGAGTTACCCCCTTTCTTTCAATGATTGATTGAGCCGTCTGTTTCTATCAGCTAAACTCAATCGCTTGTTGTCTTGTTTGACTTCATCTTTCTTGAAAATCTTGTCAAACTCGTTTTTGTGATTGTAAAAATCGTCAAACGTCCTATACGCTGATTTTGCGCTTTTGCCTTTGCCTTTGGTAGCTTGGACTGTTTGATTGAACCATGCTTGAATTGCTGAATTATATCGTCTATCTTCTTGCTGAATGAGAAAAGCAGTATTATAGATTTCAAATTCTTCTAGCGTGGTTCGTGATGCTTCTTGAAACGTCATATTGTGTCTAGCTATGAGCAAGGCTATCGCTTCATCATAGCCAAAATCTGAACCTTGATTCTCCCTTACTCGACTAGGTTCATTGCTTTTTTGAGAAGGGGAGACGCTTTTAACTCGTTCACGATTTCAGAAATAGTCTTGTCGTACTCATCATTCAAAATCAAGTCTTCAAGATATTTTTCAATCGCTTCATTACTTGGTTTTTGGTTTTCGGTTACTGTTCCGGCTTTGATAATGTCAACGAAAGCCATTGGATCATTAAGCGCTTGTCCAGCGTTGAACAAAGTCATTGCACCGTAGCCAGTTTTCATTCCTTCCAATTCAGCTGAATGAAGTTTATTCATTTCTCGCAAAAAGCCAAGGCCAAAGCGTAGTGTATAATCACGTTCTCCAATTTTTAAAATCATCTGTTTGTTCTCCTTTTAAGTAAAAAAATAAAGGGCAAATGAATTGCCCTTTTGAATACCACTATTAAACCGGAACGCCTGCTCCGTCTGTTTCTTTTTCGAGTGTGTGGTAGTTGTATTGTGCGCTTGCGACTGCTTGTTTTTGTGTTTCTGTCAACTTGTCTGTGTGCAAGATACCGTTTCCGTCGATAGCGACTTCATAAGATAACTCAACCTTGTCGTCTGACGGTGCTGACAATTCAAAGTTCTTAAAGTAGCCTTGATAGTATTCTACGTCGTACTTATCAACGCCACCCTCTTGTTTCTTGCTTCCAAGGTCAACGATCCAGCATTCGATTTTATCGTTTGCTTTAAACCATTTGCGCATTTCTTTCCACATATTCACGGTGTCGCCATCTTCACGGTAAGCAAGAGATTTGAACTCTCCGCTTGTTTCTCCGTCTGAAATAGAGTTTACAACCCCGTCTTTTGTTTTTGTGCTTTCTACGTTCTTTTCTTGTTTGATTGAAAGTTCAGATTGAAAACGTACCTTTCCCGCATCTTGTTTTGTGCGGTCAGCGTAGCGACGAAAAAAGGCGATGACGTCTTTCCCCAAAATTAAATCTGCCATTTATTTTTTCTCCTTTTTGGTGTAATTAAAAGTAAAGTCCAGCACAATATGAAGTAAAGGCTGGACGTCTGTATTATCTGGGATGACTTGTTTTTCTGTTGTTCGATGATTGAAGTTATACTCATAACCCTCTTTCAAATGCTTCAATACATTCTCAAGATAGGCTGAAATGTTGTCTATTTTGGCTCTATCCGCTCGTATTCCGTAAATATGGACTGTTTGCCGTGCCGTACCGATTAAGTCGTTATTAGGCGTATCTGAACCGTTACTCTCTCCGATATAGACAAACGGATATTTTGTATCAGCTTCGGGCAAATAATCGTATGTATCAACCCTTGCATCGCTGATAGCAAAAATCTTTCTGAATAGGTCGTGGTTAGGTGTCATCTAAACGCTCCTTTCATAACGTTTGTCATATCTCTTTGAAATTCCGGTGTAATTTGTTCAAGCATCGGTCTGAAGTGTGGTTTGCCGGCCATGTAGCGTGTGCCGTATTCTTGATAACCCGTATATGCTGCACTACCCGTTATCCATGCTTCCATACCGTGATATGAAACATTGATATGACGTTTTAAAAAACCGGTATCTTTAGGCGCTAAATCACGAGCAACTTTTTTCCCTCTTTCAGCGTTGTTTTTCAATACTTGTATAGATTGTTCGACTGCTTTAGGGTGTGCGTTGTATATCGTGCTTGTTAGCTTTTCTAGACCGTGCCATTCGATACTTGCACCCATTTATACCTTGACCGTCCTTTTGAGCCGTACGGCGCTTTTAGAGGCTTCTACGCTATCAATCTGTTCATACTTGAAGCCGTCATAGATTGCATACAAGAACGGTTCTTGTTCTTGCTGAAATCTGCATATCATGACGACATCTGAACGATTGCCGTACATCTCGAAAACCTTTGCTTTTTGAATGAAATTCACAAAGCATGGAACAGTTACAGTTTGTTCAGCTTGGTTGTCGTAGCTATCCGTTTCCGGATTGTACTTAGCAACGGCTTTCCCTCTTACGAGCGTTATTCTGTGCGGAGTTTTCATAGAAAGATTGCCTTTCCACGTTGACGTTGTGAACCGTCAAGGCCAAAATCCTTATTCAAAATAGCCATGTAAGGCTTGAATAAGTTGTCAAAGTCTTGATAGGTTACTGAATAACCGTCAACTGTTTCAGTAGTAACACTTTCTGAACCTTTTCGCCCGTATAGTTTATAAACAACGTTTTCAATCATAAAATTATACTTACTGTCAATATATACCGAACCAGTAAGCGATTTGAAGTAGCTTTCAGCATCTTCAACTAAATCTTGTAACAAGTCATTTTCTTTTGTGTCGGCAAGGTCAATACCCAACCGACGCTTGATTTTAGCAAGTTGGGCATTATCCATGCTTATTCTCCTGCTTCTTCTTCGATTTCTTCAACCGGTTCAGCTTCAGGCAATACAATGTCGCCTGGCGCTCCGTCTGATTCGATAACTCCTTTTTTCAAAAGAGCCTTAATACGAGCATCCGTTACGCTCAGATCTTCTCGAGGATATACCTCACCTTTTTCATAAAGACGATTGTTGTCTTTGGTATCAATGATGTTTTCTGTTACGATATAAGCCATTTAATACCCCCTTTCAAGATTAGACGTTTGCCGCATCTGTCAACTTAGCAAATGCGTTTGTCTTAGTGATCATAACTGCGATGTCCATTGTGCAACGGATAGCAATCATTTCTTGTTCAAATAGGTTTACTGGAGTTCCGTCTGCATTCTTAACAGTAGTGATTTGACCTTCTTCTGAAATCTTGTAATTGATGTTGTAAGGCACACCATAGATAAGGTGGTCGAAGTCACCGGCTAGCAAGTCACCTTTCTTGAATTGTTTAGATTTCATATCAACTACGACAGTTCCGTCAAGTTTGTTTGTGTCTTTGTCGTAAATGGTTTTCTTGTCGCCATCACGAGCATCACGAAGCGCTGAACGGTTAGAAACACGAGATACAAAAGCGTTGATTTCGATGTCGTCGTCCAAAAGTTTATCTTCAAGTTTTAGGATGTTTTCGTAAGTTACTGGACCGCCGATGACTTTACTTGCATCTTTAGCAGCCTTAGCAACTGAATTTGCAAACGGTGTTTCATGTCCCAAAAGTCCGGCTTCGTCAATCTTAGTGTAGAATGCTTCAACGATTTGTGGTTTCATGTCTTCAAAGAATTTTTCCCAAGTGTAGTTGAGCGCTTCACGAGAAGCAAGAAGAATGATACCGAGTTTATGCGCACGAAGCGTAACTGGTACGATTTCAGGCTTGTCAGTCTTGATTGTTTCTGTTTCATTTACCCAGTAAGCTGAAACGCCGTCAGTTTGAACGTGGACTGTTTTTTCTTGTTTACCGTCCATTTCGTGATATTTACCAAGTTGCATCACGATAGAGTTTTGAGCTACTTCTTTCATGATGATGTCTGTAAATTCTTTGTGAAGAGTTCCGTCTGGTTTCTGTGAAACAAGGACTTTTGAAGGGTTAAAAGTTTGTACTGTCATTTATAAAATCTCCTTTAGATAATTCTTGAATTGCGGAAGATTTCTCCGCTTGATTGAGTTTTTGAACCACCAAACGCCGTACTTACTGCGGGCGGTTCGGATTGTGTGTATTCAGACTTGATTTCACTAATAATGCTTTCAAAGTCTGAAATAGCTTGAAGTGTGCCGTCTGCCGTGTCTTTTACAACAAAAGCAAGGACACGATCATTTACTGGCAACTTACGACTTGATAAGGTCTTAATCGCTTCATCTGTCAATTCTCGCTTAGTTTGTTCTTTCTCTAACCCAGCGATTTTATCAAGTAACGATTGCTTTTCTGCTTCAGCTTCTTTTCTGCGGTATTCTTCGAGTTCTTTCCCCGACAACTCTGTTTCCGCTTTGTACTTTTCTAAAGCCTTTGCAATCGCTTCTTGCGTTGATTGAGCGTGCTTCCTTTCTGCTTGCTCAAGTCGTCTTTGCATCTCTGCGACTGATACTGTCTTTTCAGGTTCTTGTTTTGGAGTGCTAGCTTGTTCCTCAACCGTAGTATCCTGAACTTGAGTATCAATTGTCTGTGTTTGTTCTTCTGCCATGTTTGGCTCCTTTCTCTACGCTTTTACGAGCAACCCCCTCGAACTCATGCACCTTTTTACGTCGTAAGCACGGTTTGGACAATTAAAAAACCGTATAGGTTATATACGGTTAAAAGTTTGAAACATAATAAAAAGCACTTAGATTTCTCTAGGTGCTTAATATTTTCTGTCATCATAATCAATCGGTTTTTCAAACGCTTCATTTTTCTTAATACACGAATCCACGACTGAATTATATTTTAAAAGAGCTTCCTCAGTCACCTCGAAAGGAACTACCAGGTATACCGGAAAATCTTCTCCAAAATGGTTTCTGTATCGCTCTCCAATTTCTTTGAATTCTTTATAAATTTCTTCGTTTTTCCAAAAAAACATTCTATACCCCCTACCAAACAAGTGGCTTTTGGTTTTCTAATTTCAATTTTGAAATATCTTTGAATATTTCATTATATATCTTAACAGAATTCGGAAAAACTTTGTCATAAAATGCTTTTATTTCAGGCGTCATTTGTGCTTGAGTGTATTCTGCAAGAAATTCCATCCCACGATTGGTTTTATCTTTCCAGTAACTATCCTCATGTCCGAAGACTTGACTTCCATATTCCGCTTTTCTGAATGAGCTCATCATATCTGATGCAAATGCGGTAACTTCTGCATTTGCTTCAGGATGAATTTCCGGGTTTAGTTTCTTTGCCAGTTCATATAATTCCAATTTGAAATCTCTTACTTTAGCTTGTTGAAGCTTGAAGAATGCTATCTTCTCTTCTGTTGAAGCCCCTCTTTTGAGCTTCATATCCCCGAAAATATAATTGTCCATATCTTTTTTTATGACATTATACAAATCATACTGACTACTAAAAGCTTTTCCCCCTAATTCTGGAACTCCGAAATAACTTGCGATATTGTCAACGCCGTGCGTTAACTCATGCAACACTATCGAATGTGCTTTCTGGTTAATTTTTTTGTTGTAAATAAAGTCACTTTTTGCGAGATGAACTTTTGTAGTGCTTACATGAGAGCTCTTTTCTCTCGTTCTAACAAAAGATAATTTATCTACTGAACCGTAGACAGAATTTACAAAATCATCATTTGGGAAGAAGCGCAATTCTCTTAAAAGACCTTGTGCATTTTCTTCTCCGAAAACATCAACAAAATTCGTCGTTCTAAGTCTCTCTTCTATACGTGAAACTAAATCACGACGAGTTTTAGGAACTTTGCTTTCTCGTTCTTCTAAAAGTTTTCTCTCTGCTTCTGCCTGTAATTCTTTTAGTTTCGCTTTTAGCTTCTCTTGCTCTTCGACCCACTCATAATATTTCATAAGATCATCAAAGTCAAGATTGTTGATTTCTTCAGTTGTTAGTTTAGAGAAATCAATCTTAGTATTTTCTTCCGCTTGTTGAAGAATTATACTATCGTCTTTTTCATTCCAAGAATTAAACTCATCTAGCGTACTTCGTCCGTCTTTGTACTTCATTTCGATATGTCCATACGCTGAGCATCTACAATTAGGATGCATCGGAAACATATTTACGCCCTTTTCTACCTTGCCAATCGGTACTGCCGTATTGTCTAACGGCTTGCAAATATCACACGCTCCACTTTCAGCGACAAAAATCATATGAGTAAAGCCGTTATCTTTTAAGACTGCGTGGTCTGTATCTGCGTTTATCCTTGCTATTTCGGTCTTTAGCAACCGTTTAGCGTTATACTCACTTGTGCCGTACTTATTAGCAAGCAATTTCATTTCTTTTTGGTAGCCGTTCATATCTGTATAGATACGATTTAAAGAAGCGAATACATCTCTTTGTAGTATTGCTTGTAAACCTGTTTTGCCCCAAACTCGACTAGAAAAGTTTTGTCCGTAGAAATCAGCGTTTAAAATCGCTTCTAAGCGCTTAGTCGCTCCACTTGAAGAAATACCCAAGATACCCGCTTGTCGCTTAAATTCGGCTAAATATTCGCTTCTACGAGCCTTATCGAATACTTCATCAAGGTTACTTGTCAAACTGTTAATTTCAAGTCCTAATTCAGCTTTTAAAAGTTCTAAGCGACTGACTTTCATCTTCAAGTTGTAAACTCGTAACCAAGAATTAGTCTTATGACTGAAATCTTTCTCTTTAACGGCTTTTCTTGCCTTATCTGTAAACTTGGTAACGTCAAATTCAGATGCCCGCTTCATAGCTTCTTGCTTCGTTAAACCTTCACGCCCAGCATAACCAAGATAAAACTTGTCTATCTGCGCTTGTAGTCTATCATAGCTTTCTTGGTATAACTGCGTTATCAGTTTGTCACGGTCTAAATCACGCTTGATTAGTTCAGCTTGTGCCTTACGTTCTGCGTTATATAGACGGTTATCAGCTTTCTTGCTCATTCATGCCACCTACTAACTGCATGATCTCGTTGTCACTTGCTCCACTTTCTTTCAAAATGCGCTCTTGCTCTGTCTTGTAGTCTGTAAAGCTAGCATTGTTCATCAACGTTTCTTGCGATACCACTCCGCCGGCTTCAATGTATGCCTTGATTTCATTCCATACATCTTGCGGAATGTTTGGATGGAAAGTGAAGGTCAGCTTACTAGCTTCAATCAACGGCTTATTAATAGCCTTGTGAATGTTACTAATCAATTCATAACGACGGCGCAAAGCCTTTGTAAAGAACGTTTCTTTGTCTTTTCTGACTTGCTCTAGACCAATCATCTTATAAAGCAAGGCAATGCCCGATGAAGTAGCGTTAAATCTATCATCTTCAAGGTTAGGAATACGACTAAATCTATGAATGTCGTTTGCTAGTCGATTCTTATATGCTTCCGTTCCTTGCACGTCATATTGCTTGTAGATATATCCAGCATCAGCGCTTGTTTGTTGTCCATTCGCACTTATTCCGGTTTGAAGTAGCATCATGTTAGCGTCTTTCATTTTAGCGAATTTTTCATCACTTATGTTGATAGCTTCCAGGTCTCCCTTGATAACAAGCATTGCATCGTTCAAGTCTGACATATAGTTCGCTGTGTCTGACTGTCCAGCGTCGTAAGCATCAATCAACGGGATTTCACTTTCAAAGTCACCCATTCTATAGCGGTTATTCCACCATTCAACCACGGGTACATCTTTATATTCATGTTTGTTGACTGTATCGACTGCCAATTTTACTGAACCACTAGAAAATGGTTTGAAAGTTATGACTTGGTCTTTAGTGTAAACCGTCATATTCACTTTATCCGCAAAGACTGGAAGATGAACGGCGCAAATGATATTTTGTTCGACTGTTAAATCACGAATGACAAACATTTCAAGCGGGTTGATAGAAACAACTCTGTCCGCTCCGTCTTTATCTCGGAAGTGATATTCAAAAGCACGTCCATAGATTGAAGCATCAAGTGCTAAATCGCCATTCAAAGCGTTGATGTCATTGTCCCACTCGATTTCTTGAATTGTGTCAAGTTGCTCTTTGTTTGTGCCCTCTAAAATACCGACTGAAACGGGGTTACCGATAACGTAGCTAGTTGCAAAACTAGAAATATATCCACCCCATTTATGACGTACCCGATAATCTGCTTTCTCGTTATCTAGTCGTCTATGTCCGTTCAAAATACTGTAATTGTCGCCTTTGGCGTATGAAGATAGCACTTTCAAGCGTTTTTGCTGACTACTAAAGAAAGTGTCAATCATATCTCTAAAGGCTTTCTTACCGTTTGCCGTATCTAATAACGCATCACTTGAAGCATATCTGAATTGCTCGTTTGCGATTGTGCCAAAGTATAGACTGTCAAACCTCGTTTTCGTAGTCGTGTCTATACCGTGTTCAAATTCGTTTACTTTATCCACTTCTTACCTCCTAAACATCTTATTGATCTTACTGATAGCCTTGTCAACGTCCACGTCTTTTCTTGTCTGATATATCCTATCTTGCAAGGCGTAGCGTATAGCATCTATGCAGTGATTATAGCTATCTACTGGCTCGTTGATATATTCGTTTGTCTTTTTGTCTTTCTTCCAAGTATAATTTTCAAGTTCTTCAATCAGCTTCACGCATCTTTCATCTACTATCCAATCATACTGTAACAAGTATTGAATACCTTGCATAACCGAGCCAGCGCCTTTTTGAACGTCTATCACTCGTGGAATACCAAGATTTCTTAATTCTTGATTAGATTTCTTTTCAGCGCTATCTGCTCGTATCTGCTCTTTAGCATATCCAAGTGTCTTTATTGCTTCTGCTATCTTGTCATTCGTCAAGCCTTTTCTTACAAATTCCTCAACGACATATAAACGCTTGTTTTCGTCGTCTATCCTTACATGAAGAAGTGCTGACGGGTCATTGATAAAACCATAGTCAAGGCCAAAATAAGCCGGCAAATGCGCAAATTCTTCCTTGTTAAGCAATCGTTTCTCATACTTAGGGAAAATCAGCTTGTCAAGTGTCGCAAACTCGCCCAAAGCATAGATTTTGTAATATGCTTCATTTCTATTTGCTAGTTCTTCGATATTCTCGATTGTTACTTGATCTAAAAAGCGATTATCTTTGTATGAAGTATGATAAACAACTGTATTCTTCGGCTTCTTCACAAAAAATGCGTTATACGTCCAATTCACTTTTGAAACAGGGTTAAACATCAAGAATATCTGCTTATTCAAATGCTTCTTATCCCGCAAACGCAAAGTCAACTGTGTGTAATCATCAAGCGTAAACTCCGATGCTTCTTCCATGACGACATCTGACACGCCTTTGATTGACTTTATTTTTTCCGGATTGTCTAACCCTTTAAAAATGAACTGTGCACCGTTTGGCAGTTCGATACGATATGCTGAATTGTTGACCTTGCACTTATCTAGCAGCTGCCAACTATCCAGGCATTGTTTCACGTCTTCAAAGATTGAATCGTGAACCGTTGCGCCTACCTTACGCAAGAATAAAACCTTGCGTGGATGTTTCCAGTCTTGACAAGACTTAAAGACAACCTTTTGTATCACGCCATGACTTTTCCCACTCGAAGCACCGCCATAGTGAACCTCAGTAAAGGTTGAATAGTCGTATAACTTATCATAGATATGCTTATTAAATACACGGCTTGGATAGTCAATAATGATATTGATTTTAGGTTTATTCTTCGTTATCATCCCAATCACCAACCTTTATGTCGATTGTTTTTTGAGTGATTTCTTGCCTATCAATAAACAAGCCGTAACGCTTACCGAGGTCAACCGCTGCACTCTTTCTTGTTGATACATTCGGTTTAGCATCCATGACTTTTTGATAGCCGTCGCCGTCAAGCACTAATAAAGGCTCTGTGATTTCTCCACGCATGACTGCCGTCAAAAATTCAAGCACTTCTTGTTGGTCTGCGACACGTTCGGACTTTAGTTTTTCTAGTTGTTCGTCTATATAGGCTTTTACGTTAGCTTTTGCAAGCAATCGACTTCCATTTGTCCTTGCGACATCATCGTTCTTAATATTCGGATAAGCCTTTTTATATGCCCTTGTAGCGTTTAATTCGATGATGTACTCATCGGCAAAAAGCTTTTGTTTTTCGGTCATCCCATTTTCCATCACCTCTTTTCTATAAACAAAAAAGCCAGCATAAGCTGACTGATTTTCATAAGGACTTTTTAAAATGCAAGGCGACTGCAGAGCCTTGCGGAGAATCAATAGTATATTGTCTTTTTTAAATTTATTTTTTGCAGTCGTATGGCGACGGTCGGAATCGAACCGACGGAGCAAAAAGTTTGTTTGGCTTACTTTGTAAAATCAATAGTGTGAAAAGAACCTTTCGTCGCCATAAAGGGCATTACGCCCTTCAGTAAAAAATATATAAGAGTCTGTCAAACTTCGCATTATCTGACAATACCATGATACCACTTTAAAACGTTTCATGTTTCCGCAAAAAGTTCACTTTTGAAAGCGATTAAATCACCGCCCCGATACTGTTCAGCGAATGCAAGACACGCTCTATTCAAGTAGTCTTGAAATTTTGTTTTTTCAATCCATAACTTTTCTTGGATCTCGTAGTTTAGCATTGGTTCAGTCGCTAAATACTTATTAAACAAAATAAAGCGATATTTTGGATTGAATAAGCGACTCACTGCTTGCTCGATTTCTTCCAGTTCCCTCGAAGCATCTACACGTCTGATTGCTAGTTTCTCGACTTGCTTAGACGGGCCGTTACTTCCCCTCGGTTCAAACGTTATCAACTGCGTTACTCGTTGCTCTGGTAAGTCGCAAGCAATTTCACGAATGCGTGGATATTGTCGCAATACTTTCTTCACGTTTGAGATTGTCTTTTTCTCGTTGATTTCTTGAAATAACACTTGCGCCCCTTTCCTCATGCTTCACCAATCAAAACATTGACTGGTATTTTGAAATAGGTTGCCACGTCTTCGACAATGTAATAATTCGGTTGTTTACGCTTATTTTCCCATTTCTCAATTTCTGATACTGTATAACCCAAAATTTCAGACAGTTCATTGCGTGATAATTTCTTATCTAGTCGTTTCTGCTTCAGCATAAAGGCGAAGCGCTCGCATTGTTTCTTAGTTAGTTTATCGACTTCAAGTTTTATCAATCGTTTACCATTCGGACACTTTTTTGTGTATGAATCAAAAGAATAGTAGCGTAGTTGCTTGATAGATATTCCAGTTTCTTCGCTTATCTCTTTAAGAGTTCCACAAGATAAGAAAGTGTCTTGTTGATAGAGTGCATATTCATTTTCATTTTCTACTTCCATGCTCTAATTCCTCAATTAGTCGTTTCAAATAAAACTCCGCTTTCTTTAAATCTTCGATACCGTTCTTTTTGTGAAATCGCAAAACGTACTTCACTACGTTACCCAAAAGAAACCAGCCTTGTATTCGGGGCAAGGCTTAAACGCATCAATCACGTCCAAGGCTTCAATCCCACTTTCTGAAATGTAATGGCTCGGTTTATTTACGTTATCTGTCATTGTTTGCCCTCTTTTCTAATTAAATAAACAAACTAGCTAACCAAATTAAAAACAAATAAATCAAAATTTTTTCAATCTTTGTAAGTATGGGTATTAAATATTCTTCTGTATCTTGTTTTTCTTTATAGTAATCAGGAAAAATAAGAGATAATGTAATATCTAAACCAAAGGCTTGCCAAATGCTGATTTCGTTAACTGGAATAATTGTTGTAATAATCGCATTCCACCCGTACTGAAATGTAAATGCTGAAATAATCACACCGATAAACGCAACAATAAATACACCAAATTTTTTCATTCTAAATCCCCTTCTTTCACAAATGAACCGTTTACCATTTTTCCTTTTCGATTTTTGATCTCGTTGTAAGCTAGTTCAAAACATTCTGCAATACTCCAGCCTTTCTGTTGGCAGTAAATAGTCAGCACTACCAAAATATCACCTACTGCATCTTTTCCGTCTGCTTCACGTTCTTTTAAATGTGCTTGTGCAAGTTCGCCTGCTTCTTCAAATAATTTCAGCGCTTGTGCTGTGCTATTGTCCGGATTGTCCAATCCTCGTTTTTTTGCCCATTGCTCAACTCTGTGCGCCAGTAATTCCATATTTGTTGTCATAATTCAATATCATCTCCTACTTCAATATTTTGATACCGTTCTTCACTAACCACAAACACATTCCCGTTAACCGTGATAGTGAAAAGACTTCCGATTTTTCGTTTTTCTTCCACTTTGCCAGTAATCTGATACTTGCTATCTGCATGATAGACAAGCAAGGGTTTCTGCTGCTCGTCTATAATCGACCGCTGCATAAACAACAAGCAAGTAGTTAATAGGCAATAGCCAATTAAGAATCGTTTCATTCTTCCATCTCCTGCTTTGGTTTAAAAGGCAATTCTTTTCTTGCTTCACTCATAATATGAGGATTGTCTGTTGGCAATGTTGCGAAGTATGTTCTCGACACTGCCGCTTGACAAAAAATCATTTCATCAAAAACTAGCTGACATAACTCCACTAAACACTCCTCAATATCAAAGACCTCGTTATCGTCTTCACTATCCATTTGTTCTTCATAAAATTCTGCAATTTCACAAGCTTTTCTGTACAACTTACCTGCAAAATCTCTTTTCATTTCTTCCATCACTATACCTCTTCAGCGTTTTTAAGAGTAAATCCAACTCCATACATTAACAGATAACTTTGAAGTCTTACAAAGTCTTCAATCAATTCCGCTTCTTGTACATCGTATTCGGCGATTTCATCCAAAAAATATTCTATGTCATCATGTTGCACACTGCCGTACTCTGTTCTAGTGTGATGCATTTCAACTTCATAACCATCTACATCAATTATGTAATGAATCCCATCTGTCGAATTTTCGTATTTATAATCTTTAATAATCATTCACCCAACCTCCTTGCTCTTGAATTCTCTAGTGAGTCTATTTTTTAAAACTCGAATTTGAAAACACTTATCGTCTGCATATGTATAATAATCATCGGTTTCTTCAATCCATTGACTTCGTGTGTACGGGTATCTGTTTGGTCGTGTCATGTTACCACCTCATATATAGGTATTTTGTATCGATATCTTGTTCTAAAATACAATCTCTCAACGATCTTAAATCTTCTAAAGCACTGCTAACGGTCCCCCATTTGTTCTTGGGTTCATACTGCACATACTTTTCAGGGTGCTGTTCCAATTCTGAGATGCCACGTTGAATGTTTTCAAAAATATCAGCAACATTGTAAATTGTGCCTTGGTCGAAATCCCAATCCATAGCCACCCTAAACATTTTTCCAAGATTGTAAGTTGGAGAACTACGTTCAGGTTCATCAATACAAATATATTGTCCGTTTTCTATTTTTCCTAAAATTTCCAAATCATAACTCATCGCTCCACCTCCTCTAACTCACCCTCCCAATCGCTAGCAGGGTGAACACATAATTCCGTTCCGTTGTAATAAACGAATTCCTTTTCGCCATAATTGTTCACCAAAACCCATCCTCTTATGGTTTTCACACCATCAAAAGACTTGTGTGTATGCTTTGCAAATTTCATTTTCCCACCTCCTCAATTTCAATACCTTCACAATCAAACACCCAGCCAAAGTTGGCATCTTCGAGTTCTTTGCGGGTGTGATGCAAGCGAAATTCTTCGCACTCTTCAAAATTGCTTAGCATCCACGTATGGCCAAACCTAAATGTCAGATATGTATTCTCTTCGGACATACCTTTCATCTTCACTCGATACCGTTTCTTTTCCTCGACCTCGTAGCCGAATTTGTGCATATTGACGATAATTTCGATAAAGTTATCTGTATTCGATATCCAGTTGAAGAGAGTATCGTCATTTGTCGATTTTACCCAATTCGCACAAAGATATGCAATGTTTTTATATAAATTATCTTTGTTTATCTGATACCAAACTGATAAAACTGCCGGTACTACTGGTTTTCCGGGTTCGTCTAGTTGATTTACTAGTTCCAAAAGCCCTTTTCTGCTGATGTCAATTTTATCGACGATAGGGCCCTCTTTGTAAGGTAAATCCTCGATATGTTTAATCAATTCCTGCTTATTCATTCTTCCAACTCCTTTAACTGTTCTTGATACCTTTTCAGCTCCTTCTTCCAAAAATCACGTTCTGCGCTTCGTGAGTGTGCAAGCGACTTCACGCAAGGTTCAGATAATTCTTCAATCCTTGCGTTCGCTTTCTCGATTGAACGTTCTAGCGATTCAATCATTTGTTGTTTAATATTCATCTTCAGTTATCCTTGATATTTCAAGTTCAATTCTATATTTCTTGTTTCCTGACTTTCCACCGTGTCTGAAGTCCATTGACTTGATAACGTGGTAATTATCATCTGTCCAAAATTTCGCATCCGTCAAGCCGTCCAATAGCGCCTTGCTCGTTGGCGACCAGTTCGGCGGGTCGTATATGCGATTAGTCGGGGCGAATACCCAAACTATCACTTTGCAAGGTTTTTCCTCGTTAAAAGGTAAACCAAAGTAATCTCTTAGAGTATCCAGCCCTTCATAATGCGCAAGTTGTCTTAAAAACTTTGTGATTTTAGCTTTTTTCTGAAAATGCAATCTGTCATTCGCTGAAATCATCTGCTTTCTGTCAAGTTCAAATTTTAAAATTAGTTTTTCCATGCATTGCCCTCGTTTTATATCTCATCAAAAAAACTTAACTGGCTATTGTGTGAACTGATTCTTTTTTGCGCAATATCAAAATAATAATCGTCAATCTCAGTTCCTATGAAGTGTCTTTCTGTGTCCAACGATGCAACCGCAGTCGTACCGCTTCCCATGAAGCCGTCGAAAACAATATCCCCGACATTTGAATGTTTAATAATACATCGCTTTATTAGTTCGATTGGCTTTTGGTTTTGGTGTATCAACTTTTCATGACTTACTCTTTTAAAATCCCACACATCCGTTAAACGTTCGCCATTAAATGTTTTCCGTCCTTTATTTGCCAGTATTATCATTTCGTACTGTTTTCCGAATTGTGCTTCCAGGTCGCCAGCAGTGTGGTTGTTTTTGCGCCATATAATGATATTTTTTACTGTGAAATATTTTTCGATTTCTTTTTTAAAAAAATCAATCTTATCAAACGAACAAAACATATAAATCGCCGTATTATCCTTTAAAATCCGATAACATTCTTTTATGTATTCTTTTACCAATTCCGGATTGTCATCGTTTTGAATAACTTCTGAAAATCTATGATTTTCTTTTCTGTAGTTTGTTTTATAATTTATTAAATAAGGCGGATCTGTTACGATTAAGTCAATACATTCATCCGGCAATTTTCCCATAAAATCAATGACATCTTCTTTTGCTATATAATCAATTCTGCTTAATTCCGTCATGCGCTCCCTCAATTTTTAGAACGGCAAATCATCATCTGAAATGTCCATTGGTGCGCCTTGTCGTGAAAAATCGGGTGCTTGTTGTTGCGCTTGGTTACCTTGTCCTTTGCTTTCTAATAGTTGGAATGTTCCTGCGACGACTTCTGTCACATAGACACGTTGACCTTGTTGATTATCGTAGCTTCGTGTCTGAATACGTCCAGTAATTCCAATCAATGCGCCTTTTTTCGCCCAGTTCGCAAGATTTTCTGCTTGTTGTCGCCACATCACGCAGTTAATGAAATCAGCTTCACGATCGCCGTTTTCATTTTTAAACGTGCGATTGACTGCAAGGGTAAAAGTAGCGACTGCCACGTTTGAGGGGGTATAACGTAAATCTACGTCTTTAGTAAGTCGTCCGACAAGTGATACATTGTTTAGCATTTTTTCATTCCTTCCACTGTTTCAAAATCAATATCGTGAGCATCTAACCATTCTTTGAAGTCTTTTGCTTGTTGCAAATCAAACCAAAACTTGATTGTGGTTACATACCTATCATCGTCTTTTTGTTCCGATTTTGCTTCGTTTTCGATAACTTCGCCGGTTTCTGCATCATAGGCTTTTATAGTTGCTTCTGCTTGTTCTTTTGCAATGCGATCAATTTCTGCTCTGCGTTCTTCTTCTGCTCGTTTTCTTGCTTCTTGTTGTTCTTTGAATAGTCTTGCGCTTTCAACGTCTTTTGTAATACTTTCAAGAACTTCAGCAAGTGTTTGCCCGCTTTCATACGCTCTGATATAAGTAGCCGGACCGAGTTCATAAGTTGCGCATTGTGTGCTGATAATCGAAATATCTTGGTCTTTCTGATTTTGCTTTTGCAACTCATTCATGACGATTGTTTCTAGTTCTGCTTCTGTCTTTTTCAAAAGTTGGAAGCTATCTTTTTTAAATTGACTGGCTTTCGTGTATGAATCAAGATACTGTTCAAAAATATCCGGATTGAGATTGCCCTCAATAGCTTTTTCTTTGAACCAATTCCGAACTGTATCTTTACGCAAGAGTTTTTGATTTTCTTCGTACCCGTCAATTTGTTGTTTTAAGGAATCAATCAACCCTTTCAATTTGCTGTAAGGCGTTTTATAGGCTTTTTCAAATTCTGCATACGGTTCATTGATTTTGCCTTTAATTTCTTTTCTTCGTTCTTCTAGGCTTTGGCTCAACTTGTTCAAGTCGGTTCTTGCTTGTTTAACTTCTTCAATCGAGTTAACTTCTAGATCAAAAGTGCCATACTTTGCGATAGCTTGTTCAATTCCACTTTCAAACGCTCCAAAGTCGCTGAATGCGACCTTGGCGGGTTCAAAGTTGATTTTGATAGTGTCAAGCTGATTAATTTTTTCCGCTTCTTTCATGTTTTAACCCTTTCTATACAAACGGCAATTCGATTTCTTCAATCGGTTCTTCTGTGAAAAATGGAATTTCTTCCGCTTGGTATTCTGTTTCATTTTCTTTTTTCACTTGTTCTTGTTTCATTTGTTCAATTTGCGCTTGTTTACGCTCAATGACTTCTTCCCGACTTTCTCGAGGTGTAACGTCAATCGGTTGTGCTTGTTCCATTTCGTCCGTCGTGTATAGTCCGCCCACGTTTTCGCTAAACGCTTCACGCATTGCAGATACTAGCGCAACTTTACGAATCATCAACGCTGGCATCTTCGCCCACATAGATTTTCCGGTATTATATGCTTTAAAATCCGCATCAACTTCAACCGGGAATTTTCTATCTTTGCGATAAACTTTCGCCCAACCGCCTAAAAGAGTGTCATTCTTACTGTGGATTGTTCCGGAAATCTGTTTAATTTCTCCGTCTTGTGTTTCTACAACGATACCGGCTTCAAAACCGTCAAAGTTTGGATTCTGTTCTGCTCGTTTCATGAACGCATCTTTTGAAACAACCACTTGCGCCGGATTCGTTCCGTACTTAATGAAATATACTTCTTTCGTGAACGGGTTTAAGTTCCGTTCTTTACACGTTGCGATAAAATACGCTAATTCTTCGTCGCTTGCTTTTCCAGAAGCATCTAAATATTGACGGACGATTTTTGCGCTCAATAATTGCGGATTTGTCAAGAAATCTCCCGTTGTTTTAACTGCTACTTGATTTGTCATTTTTTTCACCTTTTATCTTTCTATGCGCTCCAATATTCGTTCAAGTCAACTGCCATGACAGTCGCAAGATTTTTCTGTTCGGTTAAAATTTGTCGCTTGTATGGCGCAAGTCCAGCTTGTCGCTCGTCTTCATTGCGTGGTAAGTAATACCCGCTCGGTTGTGTTTTTTTCGCTACGATTGGATGCTTGAAATTCACTCGTAGGCTCTCAATCACTTCTTCAAGACTTCGTTTTGATAGTCCAGTTTCTTGTCTAATCTGTTCAGCCTTGATTGGTTCTTCAAACGTTGCACGGTTGACAATCAAGTTCAATACACTTGTTTCGGTTTCATTCATTGTTCTACTAATCATATTCCCTCCCGATGAATACGCATCTTAATTCTGTACTTCCGCACTCTTTACACTCGATAGGCGGATAACTGTCAATCACTTCAAATTCATGTCCGCAGTCGCAACAACCACAATCCCAAATGTAAAGGTTCATTATTATTGCTCCTTGTGGATATTCTCAATCTCTTCTAATTTTTCGACAAAATCGACATACGCTTTATAAAAATCACCGGATTTTTTGCTATCTTTATATGCTTTTTCAACCAATTCAGCACCGCTACCATAAAAACAACCAACTCTCCAGTTTTTGTTCGATTTTGTGTAAGTGAAATAACGACCGCTAGACCATGTGTTTTTAAAAACAATATAATCAGCGTTGCCAGATACCCTAGCGTTGCCATATACCCAAGCGTCGCCATATACCCTAGCGTTGCCATATACCCTAGCGTTGCCATATACCCTAGCGTTGCCATATACCCTAGCGTTGCCGTATACCCAAGCGTCGCCGTATACCTCAGCGTTGCCATATACCCTAGCGTTGCCAGATACCCTAGCGTCGCCGTATACCCAAGCGTCGCCGGATTGACTTAAATTTTTTTCACTTGCAATATAGCCCCCAACTTCTCCTTTTTCAATTCCGCTAAATGAAATTAACGCCTTAATTCTAAAAAGTTGCACTCCGAAAAATGTAATTGTATCATCTACTAATAGCTCATATTTTCTCATGTTTATTGCTCCTTTGGTTTCGGTAATGCTAGTAAGTCAGGTCTAAGACCTACGGGCGCTTGTGTGTCAAACGTGAATTTTCTATCGCAATTACGAATGTTTTCCCGAGCGATGTTGTTAAACTGATTTCGCCCTTGCTGATAAACATCAATAATTGCTTGGTCTAGTTTTTCTTGTTCTTCCTTTTGTCGTCTTGCTTTCTGCTCGCTATTTGCAATCAATAGTAAAGTAACGAATAAGCAAGTCATGATTGTTGCAAGTCCTAAAAATTGGCTTGCCAAAGTTGGTTCTGTCATATTCTACACCTCTAATAACTTTTCCAAGTCAGCTATGCGCTGATATAAGATTTGATTTTCTTCTTGTGTTTTAATCAATTCACGGTTCAAGTCTAATGCGACTAATCGCCAGTCTTGATTGATTTCAATTTTGGTTGTGTTAAAAAATCATTTTGTAAATTTGTCTAATAACTTCATGCGATACCCTCACGATCTAGTAAATTGTTTAAAATTCCGTCAAGTACGTTATAGAAACGATGCCCGCTTGGTACAATGATTTCTTCGTCTTGTTCAATTTTTTTCCCGAAAGCGTATATATTTACTTTCATTTTTTCTTGCTCCATGTTATAATTTAAGTAGTAATTTTAGTAAGCGCCTATTCCCGTAGGTGCTTTTATTCTGCAAACTGATACACGC